GAGCATTCTAAAACAGTCACACTTATATTAGTCAAAGATGAAGGAGTGGAATAGTAAGATGTTAGAAATATCTGCATTTTGCGAAGAAGTAAATGTATGGATAACAACTGCACCATCTGCCGAGATGTTGGATGAGTGCGATGAATACCTCCGACAGTTATCTGCCTACTATTCAAGGTACACAGTAATAAGCGGAATTAACGAAAGTATCTTTGCGCAGATGATTATGAGATGCATCAGAGATATGCCAGAGGAGGAGTATAAAAGAATAAAGCACTCCTCTACTTTGACAGATTACTATGTAAAGGGCAAGTATCCTAAAGCCACTGCCATCTTTGAACAGTGCAGAGCAGTGCAAAAGTTACTTTTAGTTACTTCTGATAATTATAGGACATTGCTTAGTAGCTTTAGGCAAGAGAGAATATTAGTAGGCCACATGGCAACATAAAGACATTTGCAGACCTCGGAGTAGGATGTTTTGTTTATTAATTAAACATTTCTTTCCATCCTATTGAGTCAGAGGATGAATTGGCAGCCTGGAATAGACAGGCATTTTTTTATAAAAACACTAAAATGAAAGTAGAACTTTTAGAAATATTTGGAAATGATGACATGGTAGCCAATGCTGCCCGTGTTTCCTATGGCAAAGAAGCCAGTAACTATTCCGTGGAGCAGAATGCAAAGTTGATTAAATATCTTGCAGAACACAATCATACCTCTCCTTTTCGCCATCCACAGATTCAATACAGAATCACCTGCCCTATTTATGTAGAAAGGCAATTGTTTAAGCACCAGGTAGGATTGACTGCAAATAGTATATCTGGTAGATATGTAGATTTCCAAGATAACTATTACAGAATAGATGATTTTAGATTACAAAGCAAAAGTAGTAAGCAAGGCAGCGCAGGACATTTAGAGATGTATGATAATGATGCAGCATCAATGATCCAAGATGCAGTTATAAATTATTGCGCCACTGCCTACCATGAGCTGTTGCAGCTGGGAGTAGCAAAGGAACAAGCGCGCACTATTTTACCTCTTAATCTTGAAACTACTTTTATCTGGACAGGATCTTTATTAGCTTACATAAACTTTTGGAAGTTAAGAATTACACGAGATACACAATTTGAAACGATGCAGATAGCAATGGATATGTTATGTGAATTAAAATTGCGTACTAATGGCTTTCAACACTCTTTAAAAGCATTTCATATATGAAAGATTACGATGAAGTCAGAGGCCTTCGCCACAACTCCGATAAACTCCGTTACGACCTTATTCCTGCCCTTGCCAACCGTGAATATGCCAAAGTATGGACACAGGCATTAGGTAAATATCCAGAGGGAAATTGGGAGAAAGGAATGCCTTGGACAGAGGTAATAGCCAGTGCAATGAGGCACCTGGAAGCGATAAGGCTTGGAGAAGATATAGATGCAGAATCTGGACTACTCCATGCCGCACACCTGCAATGTAATGCTGCAATGCTCACAGAATATTATTTTACTAAACAAGATTTTGATAACCGTAAAAAATACGACAAATGATTTTAACTGATCACACAATTACCGCAGAAATTAATAATGGAAACATTGTAGTAGAGCCTTTTATACCGGAGAACCTTGGCACTAATAGTATTGACCTTACTTTGTCAAATACTTTGGTACTTTACACCGAAAGTGTATTGGACACAAGAAAAAAAAATCTTAGCGTACCAGTTATTATTCCTCCGGAAGGAATAATTTTACAGCCTGGCATTATTTACCTTGCCTCAACTGTTGAATATACGGAGACACTTCGCCATGTGCCAGTTTTGATGGGAAAGTCAAGCCTTGCTCGTTTAGGACTATTTATTCATGTATGTGCTGGCTTTGGCGATGTAGGATTTAAAGGACACTGGACGCTGGAGCTCATTGCAGTGCAAAGGATCAAGATTTATCCTGGCATGAAGATAGCGCAAATAGTTTACCATGAAATCAGCGAGATGCCTAAAATAAGCTATGACAAAAAAGAGGATGCAAAGTATAGCAACCAGGGAAGTGAGCCAGTAGCAAGCAAAATGTATTTAAATAAATAACTATGTTTACAGAAAATGAAAAAGCAAAATTAATCAAGGATGCTATAAACATCTTTGTAGCCGCAGGAGGAGTTGTAACACTTGCCTTTGCTATTTACTTTATTATTGACTATATTAAAAAATGGCACTGATGGAAGTAAAAATGAATAAATATGTCATTAAATATAAAGATGACAAAAGTGTTACAGTTGAGGCAAAAAATCTTGAAGATGCAATAGATAGATTTAAGAAATTGCAAATTGAAACTGCTACAATGGAAATTACACTAACAACAGTCTATGAAGACTACATTAAAAACAAGAAAAAAGAATCGTAATCATTTTGGTAATTTAAGTTGTTTTCAGAGTGCGGAGATTTGCCTTCGCACTTTTTTTATAATTATTTTTAATATTTATATACAAGTTATTTATTTTATATTACTTTTGTAAAGTCATTATGACAAATCACTAAAACATCACACAAATGAAAAAGAATTTTAACAACCAAAACTTTGAATGGCTATTTGATGACATTACATCTACAATGCCTAAAATTATCTTTGTTGGCATTATTTTAACCTATGCCATTACCGCTGCACTTAACGTGTATTTTCTTCCTCTTCCTTTACTTCTTTCCATTCCTGCCTCTCTCATGTTGCAGTTTGGCAGATTTGCCATCGTGTTTATTGACTTTCTTAATCCATCTACTAAACGATCAAAGTATCCTCCGAAGGTTGCAGCAATAGCCACAGTAGTAGCATTGTTGGAATTATTCTTCTCTATCCAAGGTCAGGCAACTGGCGCAGAGTTCTATGCCATGTTCTTTTTTATTGGCACTATTATCTGCTTTGGATATGTGTTGGAGATACAATTCATCGAAAAGGGCATAGAAGCCTATGGTATTGGCATGAAAGCACCAAGGAAGCGCAATGTACCAAGTAAAGGTAAAATGCCAGTACAGATGAATACAACGGTGCGCAGCGTACAGTTATCATTGGCAATCATGTTGGTGTTGGGAGTAACTACTGTAAATGGACAAAACAATCACTTTTTAGCCTATAATACTGTAAGTTTTGGAAAGATAGGAGATAAATTGCTTGAAAGAAGTTATTATAGTGTAGCAGATGGAAGTTATACTGTTGATACAATCACTTATGATATGCTGTCTGGTATAGATTTGTGGGATGGATATAGCAATACAACATCAGATAACTGCTTGTTCATGACTTTTGGTACACTTAATTTAGAGTATTATCCTTTTTTTGAATTATGGAATCATGGTAAAAAATACTATGACTATCATGATTTATTGAAATTTGTAAGTAAGTATGTTAAACGTAACTTCTTAAATAAAAAGATAAATTATGATGAAATTCGTAGGCATAGATCCAGCCATGCGGCTAAACGGCTTGGCAGTATGCGTGATTGATGATAAAAAGGTATATTTTGGTAGGTACAAGAATCTGGCTACATGGATCATGGATAGCCTAACATGGGAGAGAGATTGTGCGATAGTTGTAGAAGATTCTTCCCTCCAAAATATTACCTTTCGTAAACACGCAAATGTAAAAGCAAGTAACAAGATCAGCCGAAACGTCGGCATGAATCAAGGAGCATCCAGGACTATCATTGACTTATTAGAATTGAATGGCCATAAAGTAAAAGGTATTTCACCGCAGCACAAAGGCAGCAAATGGACTATTGATTATTGTATGTCAGTTATTAAGGCAATGAAGATGGAGGTGCATGGAAATAAAAAACTTTCACAAGATGAAATTGATGCTTTCCAAATAGCGTTAATTTCTAAAACTTATTACGAAAATGATGCAAATAAAGCTTATAGAAAAGAAGCTCCACCGGTTGACCCTGGCATACATAGAGGAGACGATGAGGAGAAAGATTAATTATTTTTATGTTGACTACTTAGCCACCAGGATAAGGCAGGAAGAAACTAAACTAACACTTTTAAAAATAGGAAGTCATGCAGATAACTAAATTATTAAACGACAAAGAGATTAAACATGGTTTATTGTTGGTAGAGAAATATCCAAAACCAATTAATAAAAACAATGTTGTAAACACAAATAGTTCCTTGCTGCAATTTTACTCCGGCAATGATGGAGCAGGTAGGAAGTTTTATCAGTATATGAATCCGGAAAGATTACAAGCAATTTTATTTATGATAGTAAATAATAGTTCAGAAAAAGACGATGTCAAAGCTAAAGCAGCTACGATGTTCAAGAAACTCTATAAAAGTTGAGTGGTGTTTAGTTAGTGTGTTTTCAGCCGCAGGTTTTTTTCCTGCGGCTTTTTTGTTACCACTCCACACCTTGCTTTATCGCATATTCAAGAATGCCCTTTGCGTGAGCTTTCGCCACTGCCTCTTGCCATTCTCTGTCTATCATTAACACAGCATCGTTGTAATTTGTAAAGAATCCATTCTCTGTCAACACAGCTGGCACCTTTGTTGCCGTGAGCATTTGGAATCTTGCCTCTCTGTCAAGGTCACCATCACTGTAATCATGCCTATGCACCCAGCCTGGTGTAGCATCTTTTACCTCTTCTCCTATCATGGTAGCAAGCAGATCAGACTTTGTATCACCTGGGGAGGTAAATACTTCCCATCCTCTTGCAGATGTTGAAGCTGCGGCATTGCCGTGAATGGAAACAAGGACAGTTGCCTTGCCAAGTGTGGCGTAGCTATTTACGAGCTGACATCGTTTGTTAAGTGATGTGTCGTTTATAGGCTCATAGACCTTTTTAACCTGGAAGCCATAGTCAAGGAGAAACTGTTCAAGGAAATTGGCAAGAGAGCGATTAAACACTCCTTCAAAGAACCAGCCATAGGAGTGAAATTTACCATGTTTGTGTTGGAAGCACTTTGATGGATAGGTCACATATTTGTCCGGCCCTATTCCTTTGTTAAGACCTCCATGCCCAGCATCTACACATACTACAAAATCATTTGGTTTCATTCGGCAAATTGAAAATTGTACAATAATTGTTTATTAACATCAATCGTGTATTTCATCCAAATACCAGCACCTGCTTTAGGAGACAATCCTTTCTCAACGGCATAACCATTAAAATCAATAGGTGCATTTTGGTAGGTGCCTGTCTTTATGTGCCATTGCTGATCTACACTTTCACCGTATCGCGAAATGCGATTCCTTGTAACGGGAACAATCCATCTGTCATGCGTATGTCCACTAATTACAATGTTAGCATCTGGAAGATAAACAGCCCTTCTATTTGTTTGAATGACATCCTTAGTTACAGGCCCTCCACCTCCGTAGCCGTGGTGATATGCCATAATTAAAGGCACTTTAGAACCTTCATCCAAGTAAGCATACATTCTACAATAAATATATCCAGAATAATTGCCCTGTGTCATTTCTAACTTTTCGCAAATCTTGTCAACTATGCCATACTCAATGCGCTTTTCAACACTTGTTTCATGGTTGCCAGGTGAATAGAAAGCCAATATAGATTTGTAAGGCATCAGAAATTCAACAACATCTTTAATTACTTCGTCAATGTATCTGGCAGAATTGTATTTAGGATTTAAATCACCTTTATTGCTACGAGGATCATATTTGCCTTGCATCAAGTCAAGCAAATCACCAAATATAAACACCGGAGCATTCCTTTCCATTGCAAGATCAAGGTGTTGCTTTAGCTTCACTCTGTCGCAATGCACACTGTCAAGGTGAACATCGGAAATCAGTAAGAAATACCTATCTTTTTTGTAGACTTGATAGTCCATAAATTGATAAGTATTTGGAAATATTTTTTGTAACATAGTTTTTTATTTAAAAGGGGAATAGAAATCAATCTACTCCCCTCGGCTGCCTAAGGTAGCGATTCCTGCTGCGCCTATAATTTAAATCCGATAAGGCTAAAAGCCATACCTATGATTGATAATTTAGGAGGTAAACTAACTGAAATTTCCTTTCCAGAACATTCACGGCTTGTCTCCTTAATCTTATCCCAAATTATTTGGGCAAGTTGGATGTAATTTTTCCATGTGAATTTGATTTTATTTCCTTCCATGTAAATGTTTACCTCAGAGGCAAGCTCCGCTATATTCATTGAATAGCAAGCAATGTCACCAATAGGACTTTTGACTGTGTCGGCTGATTTTAAAGCCTCTTTAAAATTTGTTTCCATGTTTATTTGTTTTTTAACGTCTAAAAAATCGTGTGATTAAAACTCCAAGGTTTACACCTGTGATGCGTTTTATGTTCTCCGAAATAGAGTAAAGTTCTACCGTTGCAATTAAAAATGCTACCATGTAAGTTATAGGCACTGGCAGGCTAAAAGTGTTCTTCGCACCTTCAAAAATCATAATGCCAACAAAATACACGGCTATTTTTTCCGATGTTCGGTAGAGTCCACGACTATTTATCTTTTGCCCTTCTTTCCTTGCTGCCTTGATTCCTGTGACCATGTCGGCAAATGTTACTGCGATTACAAATAGCAGAAATCCTTTAATCGGAACAAAGAAAGAAAATATCCAGCCGCAGCAGATTGCATAAGCTATTTTTTCGTAGCCGAGGTGGAGAAGGTTTAGTATTGTTGTTTTCATGTTATATTATTCATATTGTGTTATTATCCAATTTGTACCATCACTAACTAAAGTAGCAAAATTAGCTGGAGTTCCTCCTGTTATAATTATAGTAGTTGTTGCACCTGTATGACTTACATCTCCAGCAATTATATTTGAACTTGCTGATAAAACTACACCAGTTGAACTATTTCTAATATGTATCTCCTTGCCTGGGTAAGTTGCAGCACTTGGTAAAGTAACAGTAAAATTACTGGATTGATGAATATTTAACCAAGTTGTTGCAATTCCTAATGTTATAGATGTACCAGTTGTATTTACTACATTTCTTTCAAGTGATGTAGCCTTTATAGCAGCTCCAAAAGTAGCTTTTAAATCTACATTCATAGTACCATCAACTTCCATATTTCCATTAGTAGTTAAGTTATCATTGAAAGTTTTAGCACCTCCAAATTGCTGAGTAGTAGTAGTAACCACCCCAGCACTTGATGTACCACTTGCTGCACTTATAGATATTTGTGGAGTTGTAGTTGAATTTATTACACTTAATGGTGATGTAGCTGTAACACTTGTTACTGTGCCACTTGCACCACCACTATATTGAGGAATATTTAAAGTTGCACCTGTTAAGGTAGCTGCGCCACTTGTTCCAGTTGTAGTTAACGTAATGGCATTTTGTTTGCCATTAAATGTACTCCAATCTGTTGATGATAAATAACCATTTGCAATACTTGTAGCTACTGGAATAGAAATTGTTCTATCACCTGCTAAACTACCTCCTCCTGTTAAAGGTGCTTGAGGTGTTATTGTAGTAGCTATATTTGGTACTTGTAAATTAGTTCTTGCTTGTGATATTGTTGCTGCATTTGTTCCACCGTTGGCAATAGGCAAAGTTCCCGAAACTTGGGAGGAAAGAGAAACGCCAGACAATGTGCCACCAAGTGTAAGGTTGCCGGAAGAGGTGACTGTGCCTGTTAAAGTAATACCGTTTACGGTGCCTGTGCCACCGACAGAGGTAACTGTGCCAACAGATATATTACCAGAACCAACTAAACTATTAGAATTTACTGTTTTTAAATCACCTGCTAACAGTGCAGGAGTAGTATCTCTCCACAATCCACCCGTATAATACAAAGAAGCCTTGTCAACTGGTGATGTAATAGCAACATCATGCAGTTCTGATAATTTATAACCCGACGCTACTCTTATTGCTATTGTTCCATTGTTTGACGATGAATTAATACAAAAGCCAATTGGCATATCAATATTTGGAGCAACTGGTTCAACGTCTGTCCAAACACCAGCCGTAGTTGGCGAAGGGTAAAGGATTGCACCAGCGGTAAAAGTATCGGTGTTAACTTGCCGTATTTTGCCAAAAGAAATAACATAGCCATCCTCTCCATCTGTTAAATCGTGTGCCGTTATTCCAAGTAAATACTTTGCATCTATTGAGCCATCAGCTATAAACTTTGCCACTGTTATCCTGCCACTTGCCCCAACTGTGCCATTTGCATAGACTATGCTACCTTTAGTAATTGTTGAGCCTGTTTGATTCTTAACCAACCAAAAGTTTTTAAAGCCTAATTCATTTGGCACCTTGTCATACATTCCAAGTACGACAGTTGCTAACTCACTATCCCAGCGCATTTTTGCAGTATCCACGTTATTTGTAGCAACACTTGTTTTAAAAAACAATGAATCAACTGGCTGAGTAAAATTGTTGTTTATAATCACTGTATCAGAGTTATTAAACTTCCATCCTCCTTTACTTGCAATGTAACTATACATTACATTATTTACAGTGTCAACTAACAAATAAGCCTTTATATCTTTGTTTGTGTAGTTGCTTGGCTTTGTTATTGTGTCTGTGGCAGTGCCTCTGTAAACTAAGCCATTGCCCGTTGTCTGCCAGCCTAATCTCTGCTTATTACCGGTAATTGGATAGGGAATAGAATCAATGGAGGCATAAGATATACCTGCTACCAATGCAAAAGCAATGACAAGGCCTTGCCTTTTGTTGCCTACTTTATTTATGACCTTCTTCCCGATGCCAAGAACAAGCTCACGGAACAATGTCAAGGCAACGTCGCCTATTGCTTTTAAAAACTTTCTTTCTTTCTTCGGTGCTTTTATTTCTTCCATTATATAATTATAAAGAATATCACATAATTAGAACCATCGTAATGAGTAGATGAATCTATTGTTATAACTGAACCAGCAACAGAAAATTGTGTGCTAATAAGTTCTTGACCGTTTTGGAATACCAATAACTGTTCAAGATTAGAAGGTAGTACTCCACTATTTTTGGTAATAGTTAAAATATTGGTATAGCTATCTAAAAATGATTGTTTAAACACTTTTGTAACGCTGCTATTTTGTGTATTTGCCTCACTATTAGTAGGAGTAATTGATCCTGTGCCTGCTACTCCACCAGGTGAATGATTAGGATTTCTTCCAGAATCAAAATCTAAACCTCTAAACAATACTGTTTTTTCTGTGTACGGCATTATGATTGGTCTATAATTTCAATAAATGTACCTTGTACTATGTCACTCTTTAACTCTAAAGTAGCTGATTCCATTATATATTTAACGCTATTATTTTCAATAGCTACATGAGGATACCAAGGATTATTATTATCTAATATTTGGAATGACATACTTAACATTTTCCTTACCGGAAATAACTGACCTTTTATAATTTCATTAACCAATAATTGATTAATGTTTTTACCACTTCCAATATTTTTAACTCTCCATCCGGTGCCGTCGGTTATTTGCCATGTGTTACTATCATTTTTTACTCTGATTGCACCTGGTGAACCTAACGAAGGCCCATCGCCAATAAACACCCTTTTTTTAACGCTAATACTACTTGTATCATTGTTAAATGAGCCATACACAATAACATCATTTTGACCTCCTAAATTCCCAGCTGCTAAATGTTCCATAAACAAATTACCTAACTCATAAAATTTAAGGTAGCTTGTAAGTAAATCTGTGCCAGTAGCTGTTTGTATTCTGCTTATTAAAAATCTTACACCAACATCACCACTCTCTGGCATTGTAGGTGTAGTCCAATTTACTACAATGTTATCAACCGTACCACCAGCAGCAGGCAATGTCGTTGCTCCACCAGGTATTACAAATTTATAATAGCTAAATGTTTGTTCCCAACTTTGAGCAGAAAATGTATGTTGGAATCCATTATAGGTAATATCTCTTTTTAACCAGTATTTTACATGATTAATTTTGACGTAATTTATTTTACCGTTAAAAGTACCACTTGGATCAAAGGTTAATTGCTGCGTAGATACACATACTATTCTTTCATAATATTCTCCTGTTGTCGTAATACTAAATGTATCACCTCCCATTTTTAAAACTAATGTACCACTTGTAACCTCTATACCAAAAGATACATAATAAGTAGCACCGTTTGTTGGAGTAAAATTAGTATAAACCAAATCGCCAGTTGCGTTAGTTGCTTTAGCATAACCAAGAGCTGCACCACCTCCATCAGAAAATGTCCATCCACTACCTAATGTCCATGTAGTTATTTCTGGTGATCGGTTAGCCGTACGAAAATCTATTAATGGTACTACAATAGGTCTTAATTCAATGACAAAAGAACCTTCTACTATATGCTCTGCAATGGTACTTGATCCTACTTGACTATCCCTATATTTCATTACAGATGTAAATGTTATAGTAGCCTCATCATTATTATAATCAAGATCTTTAGAATTAAAAAACTCTGTGTTTAAATTATTAAATATTTTACCACTAAGTAAATTTACCGATGCTATATGTTCATATTCAATATCTAAATCTTTAATGTGTCCATAATATCCCCACTTACCACCACTAAATCTTAGCATTTTATTTGTGCCAGAATAATTGTCATTTTCAATACTTGACTGAAAACTACTTTGTTGTAATAAAGTAGATGTCAAATAATAAATATTAATAGTTACAGTTGAATCTAAATAG